GAACAACTCTGTTGTTGTTCGAGCTTTGGCTCATTATCTATATTTATATATATATATTGTCAAGTTTTTCTTTTATCATGCCGAACATATCCTTGACTATCAAAGGTGGAGGGCACTACCCTGAGGATCTTTGGTACTCACAGGTCATAGACGCAGGAGTGTATGACGAATGGTGGGTGCAAATTGAGAAATGGAGGAAATTCATGGACAATTTGCGCGGCATCAATTTCGGAATACAATCTTCACGCCAGCAAGTCGCTGACTACATAGCTGCATTAGATCGTGATCTACCTGCAGAAGTAGATAGAAGATTTGCTGGTGAGCGAGGCGTGTTGGGTCAAGCCAATTACGTCTCTGCTCCTTTGTTTTATCGTCTAGATGCGTCCGTCATTGCTGATATTACTAGGCTTGCAAGAACTGCAGACCAACCGAGTAATAGCCGCGATGTCGAACTATCAAGAGGTGACAAGGGAAAGTCTAAGCCTGGGAATACGACTCCCCAACTGTTGCTTTCCGAAACACCAGGTCGTGATGTACAACCGCTGAGGGACGGAGCGTTAAGCTTCTCCTATACGCTGATCAATGACTTGATGGGTAGGAAGTTACCAGTGTACTCAAGGCGTAAGTTCGAACAGGAGTTTGGTCTTTTGTGGACCACTCTTCCTGCTGCGCAGGCACATGCTTAAGATAAACTTTGACAATTTTAATAAATAAACTTAGTAATTAGCTTTCTCTTTTTATTTCTTTGTTTTGTTTTCTTTTAGTGAATTATCTCTCGACTATCACTAGATGTATGTTTTTATTTAAACTGCTCTTATGGCTAATGAAGGTGGAACCAATTTCGAGCAGCCCAAACCAAAGGATGAGGTGAAAGGATCTCAGAAACCGAAATCTGAGGAGAAGCCCAAGAGTCAAACTTCTGAACCAAAGGATGAGGTGAAAGGATCGAATGAGAAGCCTTCAGCCGTTGTTGAAGGTGAGGCTAGGCAGTTGCCGAAACCGCCTCAGGGATCTAAAAAACCAAGTTCTGAGGGGAAGAAACATGATTCTAAGCCCAAACCAAAAGAAGAGGTAAAGGGGTCCAAGAAACCGAGTTCTGAGGAGAAGCCCAAGGAGAAGAAGGCATCGAAGAAGAAGAAAAAATCGCGAGATCAAAATTCTTCGACTCCTAATTCTCGAACGAAATCAGCTTCACCTGAAAAAGTCGTGCCTGGTCTACGTTTCGATGGAAAGAAGGTGAACTTGCAGAGTAACACAGCTGAAAGATTTAAACCGAATGATCAAAGACGGACCTCTCTCATCAGTGAGTTTCTCACTGAGGTTCATCAGAAGTGTCTTAAGAATGGTTTCGAGTACTCTGGACGTCAATACATGAGATGTAAAGCAAATTTCTTTGAACTTGTTCGTCTACCACCACTTTTTGACAAGCATCTGAAAAGTTGCATGACCCACGCCTGTCACCTAGAAAAGCAAAGGATCAAGGCGAAACTGATTCTCCTTAGGACCTTGCGCCCTAGTGTTGATTTTCTTGTGGGTATAGTAACTGGAGTCCCTGGGTCTGGCAAATCTTCGTTGGTACGTGAACTTCTACGTTGCAAATATTCTGTTGTTTGCGCTTTGGCGAATCCGGCTTTGGTCGGTGATTACTCTGGCATCCAAGGAGTCTACAAAATGGACGACTTGATGTTATCTGCGATTCCAATGACTGCCGATATTCTGATCATCGATGAGTACACTTTAGCGGAGAGCGCGGAAATCCTGTTGCTGCAAAGAAAACTACGAGTATCTTTACTGTTGTTAGTTGGAGACGTGGCACAAGGAACAGCAACCCATGCTTCGAGCATTGAGTACCTGGCTTTGCCAGTTGTTTATCGATCTGACGTATCACATCGGCTAGGACCAGAGACCACAAAACTTTGTGGTAAACAGGGTAATCGAATGGTTTCCAAAGGAAAGAAAGATCGTGTTATCTTCGCGGACTACGAGGGAGAGACTGATGCAACTGAGAAGAATTTAGCTTTTTCGAAAGCTACGGTGGACGATCTCAAGGAAATGGGCTATGACTGTTCTTTGGTTAAAGATGTTCAAGGGAAAGAGTATGATTCTGTGACATTGTTCATAAGGAATGAGGATAGAAAAGCTGTGGGAAATAAACATTTGAGATTGGTTGCTTTAACGAGGCATAAGTCTTTGTTGATTGTCAGAGCTGAAACGGAAATCCGTCAGGCTTTCATGACAGGTGATATTGACTTGACGTCAAAGACTTCCAACGCTCACAAGTATTCTGAACACCCACCAGATGAAGACCACGGTTGGTTCTAGACCAAATAAGTATTGGCCAATTGTAGCCGGTATCGGTGTCGTGGGTTTATTTGCTTATCTTATATTCGCAAATCAGAAACACGCTACACAATCCGGAGACAACATTCACAAGTTTGCGAACGGCGGTACTTATAGGGACGGTTCCAAGAGTATAAGTTATAACCGAAACAATCCTTTTGCTTATGGAAATTCCTCATCCCCCGGAATGTTGTTGCCAACATTGTTTACCATCATGGGAATCGTATTCTACTTATGGCAGACAAGAGCTTCCGTACTCGGAGACTCATGTGGAGACAACTGTGAAGGAGGATGTTTGGACGGACATAATCGACAGGAATCACCATTTAATATTGGTTGTTTTAGGTATAACTAGTTTAATATTGATGTGTATCTATTTTAGTGGTAGTAAGCCTCAACGGCCCAGTTATTACTTTTACCAAGATCTCAATTCTGTTGAGATAATTGGTCCAGGTGCTAACGACCCAGAGGTTATAGCTGCCGTACATCATTGGCAGAAGTACCCTTTCGGTATTTCTCCGATTATGTATGGTATTGAGAGTATACTAACTATATTATCAAAAATAGTATGCTTGTTTTTTATATGTTGCTTTTTATTTTTATTTAGTGTTGCTAAGTAAAAAAAAAAAAAAAAAAAAAATGAAAATGTATTTGGTGAAATTCCTAAGAGGTGTACTCAACCATATGAGTAAGTGTTTTCAGATCCACTTAAATCG